TCCTCTTGCCGCTTCTTCAGGAGCTTACGGTTGCCGTTGGTGTCCTCGAGAGTAATCGAGTTACCCATCGACCACGACATGAGCTGTTCGTCGAAGAGAAGCATGCGATCTTCGCTCATCTTCTTCAGCTCGCCGAGCGGAACAGACTCGGTCTTGGCGCCCTGGATGACCTTCTCGATTCCGAAGGGGCCGTTCTCAGCTTCCCAGCGATCCACGAACTCCTTGGCGTTGTACGGGTCGAAGCCCAGAGTGCGGCAGTCGTACTCAGACTTGATGATGTACTCGTCCAGATCCTCGTAGACCTGCATGATGTCGAGAACCGTGCCCGGCATCACGTGAAGAGTGCCCTCGTTGATGAATTCCTCGTACTTGTGACGAGCAGCATTGGGCAGCAGCATCAGAGTTCGCTCCGTGATGTAGGCGCGAACCTTGACGCCGAACTTCTCGTGACTCAGCGGGAACAGGAAAGTGAAAGCGCAGAAGTCGTCTCCCTGTGAGAGGTCAGCCCCAACAGCACAAGGCATTCCCCAGTACTCCTTCTTGCGGTGAGGAATGGTCTCCTCATACGTGAAGAAGTATGTGTAGCCCTCCATAGGAATGCCGAAGCGCTTCGCCAGAATGTCATTTCGAGATGCAGGTGCTTTCTCGGCCCGTTCCACGTCAAGCTGATACGTCTCGTAGGAAACAGTGAGTCCGAGATTTGGGTTGGCCTTGAGCCAGGTGGCAGGATCATTGACTTCCTCGATCTCGTCCAACTTGTAGTGCCAGATCGAAACATGAGGCGCCTGGTACTCGCCCTTGAGGATGTCAGCAAGTTCCATTTTGATGGTATCGCCCGAACCGTTGCGGACGGTACCCTCAGAGCTGGTGGCGATGATGAGATAGTCGTCCAACTTGGACGCGCCCTGCTCAACTGCACCGACAACGTCCTCACGGATGTCACCGGACAGCCACTCATCAATCGTGCTGATCTTCGGACGAAGCCCCTGCAGCTTGTTGATGGCCATAGGCCGAATCTCGAGAAGGCTTCCCGTGAGAAAGTTCTCGATTCCCTTCTTTGTGGCAGCCAACTTGACGCGCAACGCGCGGGACCCAGTCGTGTTCTGCAAAGATCCTTCAGTAAGGAACTTGAACAGAGGCCCGCGTGCGCGCGTGATGGAGGTACGGATTGGACTTACGACCTCGTCGGCCTGCTTCATCGTTGGAGCTGTTGTGATCTGGTGCGTCGTCGACGTATCAACATTCAGGAAGTAGTTCTGAATGCAGGATGCGTACATCGACTTAGCCGCTCCTCGAGCAACGATGAGGTATTGCTTCGTGACCAGCCGCTTCTTGACGACCTTGTTCACGTAGCGGCCGCCGTGGCCGTCCTTTGAGGGCTCGTACACGCTTCGCTCGATGAAGTAGTACCAGCCAAAGATCTGTTCCGCCCAGAGCTTGAACGAGAAGAGCAGATGGAGATCGCGTCCATCCGTCAGTGTAAGCTCGTTCTCGCAGTAAAGGACGAAACCGTCAACTGCCTTGTCGTCGTAGTAGATGTTGGGGTTGGCAATGAGCGCGTCGATCCGATTCATCTCCATGGAGATCTCTCGGTTCACCGGGATGTCACCACGTCTCACTGCTTCCCGGAACTGTCCGTAGTAACGCGGTGTCGCGGTGTTCGACAAGCTCATTGCTCACCTCCTATCTACTCGCCATCGCCTTCTTGACCGCCTGGCTCGCCGCCTGGTTAGCAAGAAGCTGAGCCTGGCTCTTACCCGTGTTGACGAGGAGATTGGCGACGAACTTCTTGCCAGCGCTCGCCTGCTTGGCGTTGCCCTGCTTGAAGTTCGACTCCAGATTCATGCGATTGATCGCCTGCTGAAGCTCCTCGTTCGACAGCGTATGGACGCCAGACTTCTTGGCCTTCTGCTTGGCCGCGGCGGTCTTGATCGCGTCCTCGGAAGGCTGATGACCCTCGCCGCCCTTGGCCTTGAGCTTCTTGCCCCTGGGCGTGACCTCGACAGCGCTGGTCCCCTCCGACTTCCGGCGGCCCCAACGCATGCCCTTGACGCCGTAGTGCTCGAGAGCATCAAGGCCAGCCTGCTGAATCGCCGCCTGCTTGAGCTCGGTCGTCTTGACGTCGGTCTTGAAGTCGACGATGAAGCCGTTGTCGTCCTCGATCGGCGTCACCGTGATCAGCGTGGACGCGGCGTCAGCATGACGAACCGGCTGACTGACCAGAGTCCAGTTCCAGGTGGTCTTGACGTCGGTACCCCGATCGCCGTATGCATCCTGCAGCGTGTACTGCCGGGTCTTCGAGGAGTTGGTGTACTTGTTGGCCTGCTCCTCGAGCCGCTTGATGTACGCGTCCTTGACTTCGCGGCGGTACTTCCGCGTGGTCTTGTTCAGAGGATGCTTGAGGCGAGTCCCGAGCTTGTGGGTACCGGCCGCCTGGTACTCGGGCTTGGCGTTGATCTTCTCAACGTCGGCCTTCACGGCCTTGTTCGCCTTGAACACGATGTCGTTCTTGACGAAGTCGTTGTGGTTGTCCAGCTCGAACACCGTGTCGCCGATGGCTCGGCCGGTGGCCTTGGCGCCGGACTTCGCCTTGCGAACGCCCCACTTCATGCCCTTGACACCATGATGAGCGAGAATATCGCCCACCTGGTCCGCCCAAGCGGCCACTTCGGGGGACATGTCAGGCTTTGGGTTGGGCGTCAAGGCAAACTCCGATCCTTCCGAGTCGCCGTACCAGACTGCGACCTTGTCGAACGTGACGTACTGGGTCACCATCGGGTCCCAGTCATCCGGATGAGCAGGCGTCTCGGGATACCCGAGCGTGAGATGCGGGTTCCAGTCCGGGAACTGCTGGACTGAGTTGTACGCCGTCATGATCTCCTGGTTGTACTTCAGCGTCTCGCGAAAATCCACGAGCTGCCAGGGGATCTCCTTGGAGAAAATCAGGACATCGGCTTCGTCAGCGCCGAATGTCGCTCGATGATCGACGCGAAGCGAGAACGGCTCGAGCCTCGAGGCCTGCTGCTTCACGTAGTCGACGATCTTGTTCACGTTCGGGTTGGAAAATGCATCCCCGAGGAACAGAACGGTCAGATGAGGCGCCTTCTCGGACGACACCTTCCAGACATCGTCATCCTGAGAAGGAATGGCGACGATGACCAAGTTTGAAGCCAACTACACCACCTCCCCGGTCGGCGAGACCCAGTCGGTGGTCTCTCGAAGGATGCTGATCCGCCACTCGTACTCCTGCAGCTGCTCCTTCATGGCTGTGAGCACAAACGACGTCGTGGGCGGGTCGAAAAGGATTCGAACCCGCAGATATACGTACGTCTTGCAGGCGTTGACGATGACTTCGTCTCCATCGATGAAGTCGTCCCACACCTTGGTGTCGTCCGTGATGCTGAACCCCGCGTCCGGACCGACCCCCAACTGATAGAGGGTGGAGAAGGCGGTGTTGATGTGCGTGAGAACCATCTCATCGAACGGTGTGTACTCCGGAACGAGGCCGAGGTTCTTCTTCACGCTCTTCAGGATGCTGTCTTCCATCTACTCCACCCCCTTTCAGAGGCTAGATGTTGCCGGTCAGCGCCAGAAGGACGATGCCGACCGCCGTCGCGATCAGGATGATCACGATCAGCAGGTTTGCCGAGGGAATATGCGTCACCCCCCTCAGAGATAGCGGCGGACCTGCATGATGTCCGACCGGTAGTTCCACGCGAGGTGGTACGGACCCGATTCGGAACCATGCGAGTACACCATGTTGTGGTTCTCGCTGTCGATCATGGCCACGTGGTGACCAGGGAAGCCGGTGCCGTACAGAACGGCGTCGCCACCCTGCCGCTCCGAGAACGGAACCTGTCGACCGTGCGAAAGCAGCGTGCCGGTGTAGCCCGCCGACCAGTTCGCGCCGTTGACGAGATCGGGCGCGTTCATTCCGGCCACGGACGTGATGCCGTTCCAGAACGCCCACGTGAACATGGAGGAACAGTCCTCCTGCGTGGGGTAACGACCATCCGCGTAGCGCAGACGACCACGAATTCCGCCGAAACGGGCCGGGCCCTGCGTGTAGTGGACAGCGCCAGCGTGCTCGAAAGCCAGCCGGAAAGCGCTGACCATGATCTTGACCGCGCGACCACGATCTGCGTCGCTGAGGTTGTACGGACCGCCCTTGCTGCGAGCCGCCTTGAGCTCGGCGGCGTGTCGATCGGCCAGGAGCTTGTTCATGCGCGCCTCGGCCGCCTGCAGCATGGCGTCGGTGCGCTTCTCCGGGTAGACGATGATCGTCTGCTCGCGAACGAGGAGACCGCTCTTGCTCTCGACCCACTCGTCGGGGGCTCCGAGGAAATGTGACGCCGTCTTGGCCGCGCTCAGGATGTTCTTGGAGAACACCCCGTCGTCGGGGCCGACCTTGCG